TCAAGCAGTCGGCGCAATCACTCATCAATCACGATCGCTGACATCAGCCCCGCCTCGACCGCCGGGAACAGATCAATGGCTGTGGCCTTGTCCAGCCCAGAGCACTCGCAGGCCAACATCCAGGCGTTGAGATCGAGCCCCACCACACGGCCCTGTGCCATACGCAGCTGACTGGCACAGACTTCAATGGCGCTCGCCGCTTGCCAGCCTTCCAGACTTTCCGGGGCGTTCATGGTGTACGGGCACTCGGGGCACGGCTCAGGGCAGGCGCTGCAGTAGCTCGGCCCACCACCGAAGTGCCACGCGGTGCGGGCCTTCAGACGTTTTTTTCGGAATCGAGGGCGTAGAGGCCGGCGAGGTATTCGCGCTCGAAGGCATCAGCCAGCAGCCAGTGCTCCATCAGCGCAGCCACACCATCGGGCGTGACAGCAGCGGGTTTGCCCTTGTCGTCGGCCACACCTTCCCAGGCCAGCACGGCCAGCTTGGCGAGTTCGGTGATGAGTGTCGCGGTGCGCTCTCCGGCCGCAGCGGTATCGGTGCCAGCGACTTTGGAGGCGGCATGGCGCGCGGCCATCACCAGGGCAGTCGTGGCGGGGCGAACTTGTAGGCGCACGCCAGCGGCCAGCGTGATCCAGTGCGGCTCACGCGGGAGATTGAGTTTGATCATGAGAAACCTCGGTCGGGTGATCAGTAAGAAGAAACGTCGTTCACCAGTTCGACGGTGAACATGCGCGCCACGCTGGTGGCCTTGGCGGCTTGCCACTCGAAGGTGGCCTGGATACCGCCCGGCCCGGAGATGGAGAGCTTGGGCTTCGGTAAATAGACCTCGTGCGCGATGAAGGTCAGGCGGTGATCGGCATCGATCGCGTAGCCGAAGGTCAATTCCAGCGGCGTGTTGTTGGTGGCGGCATCGATCAGCGTGGTGTCGGCAAACCTCACTTCCAAGTTGCCGGTGAGGCTGGCCACCGTCGGGTCCGCGCCGTCAATCTTGCCGTCGGAACGGATGGTCTCGATGCGCTCCAGGTTGTTGGCATAGGTCAGCTGCGCCGAGACCACATTGCCCAAGGCCTGGCCGTCACGCTGGATCTGGCCCTGAAATTGATTGAAGCGCTGCAACTCCAGCGTGCTCGGGGTGTCATCCAGCGTAGCGATACGCCGCACTTCGCCTTGAGCCACCAGGCCCACCGTGGCATTTGCGGCCCCAGATCGGGCGAAACCGACCTGCAAGCTGTTGACCATGACACCCGAGGCCACGAACCAGGCCGGGATGTCGGGCAGGCCCGTTTCCAGCGTGAGGCTGGGCAGGCTAGGCTTGCCGGAAGCAAAAGTGTGGGTCACCACGCCCGTCCCCAACGAGGTGGGCTCGCCCAGCAAAGCCTTGAGCCACAGGCCGATGTGCCGCACGTCCAGCGGCATGACCATGTCGCCCTCGACCTTGATCACGTCGCGGATCGGGGCACTCGGATCCCGGCCAAGGCCAATCAGATCATTGGCGATCAGCCCCTGCTCAGATCCGAGCGAGGTGGAAACAAAGGGCAGCTGCCAGTAGCCATCTACCGGGGTGCTGCCATAGGTGGTTTCGAACGCGGCCAAGAGGCTGGCGTTCGCGCCGTAGGCACGGGCCATAGGTTTTCTCCTTGGGGATGGGATTCAGTTCAGCGAGCCAGAGCTGCTGTAGTGCAGGATCACGGGCAGCAGGCAGGCCTTGATGCCGCTCGTGCCTTCGGGGGCCAGTTCATCGAATTTGGGTGGGCCGATTTCGGCGTACTCGACGACACCGGCCAGCGTCCGGTCGGCTTCGATGAGGGTGGCCAAATCGGTGAGCAGACTGTCCATGCGGGCATCACGCGCCGCGGCATCCGGATCGGCCACGAACAATTCGATGGCCACCTGGTGTTGCCAGTGGTACATGAGGGGTGACAGCGAAACGTCGGGATCTCCCATTTCGCCGTCGCGCAGGATGGCCATGGCGTGATCTGAGACGCGCTCCGGTAAAGCGGCGTTGCGTTTAACGGTCGTTCCCAATGACAGTTGCCCCAGCACCGCGAACAGTGCGCCGATGGCTTGTTCTCGTTGGCTCATCGTTTTTCCATTCGTCGGTCGGCCTCATCGAAGCGGTCTGCGATTCGATTGGCCAAGGTGCTGATCCAGCGACGCGCGCTGCGGTCGATGTCGAATTTCTTTTTGAGGGTCACTTGGGGTACGAGCAAGAACATGGGCACGGTGACCAGCCCTCGGCCGGTGGTTTGGGCCTTTTGTGAGGCGGCCGAGAAACCGCCCCGTTGGCCCTGGCGGGCGCGCTGGTTTTCTGCGACGAGCAGCGACGGTTTGCCCCGGCGGTAGATGAAACGCAGGCTCTGACCGCGCAGCCGCTCCCATAACCCCGGTGTCATGCGTTTGCCGCGCGTGCCTTTGCCGGCAGCGGGTAGCGGGATCGCCAACCAGAAGCCGTCCTGGGAGCGGATGGTGGCACCCTGGTCATGCGCCCCGACGATGACGGGTGCCCGGCTATAGACTAGGCCCGCCGCCTTGATGCTCATCTTCCCCTTGGGGTAGACCTCGCCTCGCCAGGTGTTGGCCAGTCGCTGCCCCAGGCCCGCGCCTGTGATCTGGCTGCGCAGTTCGGTCTTGAGGCCATCGGTCGCTTCGCGAATCGAGTGCGTCACCGCCTGCTCGGCAATTCGTACTTCATCGGCCAGCATCTGGTCCAAGTCGCCAGACAGGGCAGCTTGCAATCTCATACCGGCGCTCCGGTGAGCGTCCAGACCAGTCGATCCCGATCCGCCATCGGTTCGCCCACTACTTGATAGGTTTGGCCGTCGACAGTGAAACGATCCCCCGCCTGCGGGTCCGACACATCTCTTGAAAGAAGGTCGAAACAATGCGTGGCCATTACCAGCCGGGCGTCGCTGAAGGACTCGATGACATCCGGTGTCTTGGCGATGAATCTCGTGGTGACCTCCACCCCATCGGTACGCCGGTAAGTGCCCGACGTACCGAGGTGCAGGAAGGTGCTGACCAGCAGGCGCGCAAATGGCTTGACGGGATTGCCCATCACGCCATGGTCAGTTTGACCAGCACACCCGGGCGGTGGCACATCGGCAGTGGGTTGCTCTGGGTGTGCAGATCCGTGCCCCGGTCGAACTTTCGCGGCTCCTGCTTGGCGTAGATGGCCTGACCCAGCGTATTGACCGTCTCGTTGAAGTCAGCCGGGGCGAAATAGGTGGCAAAGGTGTCGACCGTGCCCAGCGGGAAGGCGTGTGCTTCGCCCTCGGCAATGAAGTCACGCGTCTGGGCGGCGCCTGCCCCGTCGAGATAGCTTGCTTTGCCCAGATATTCCTCGAAGACGATGCCGCCAAACGCAAAGCCATTGCGCACGTCGTCACGCAACATGGCGCCTTGGGCATAGTTCTCATAGGCCTTCTCGACCTTGGCGTGGCCGGTGAGCTTGGCAAAGAAACTGGGCGAGCACAGCACGCGCACGCCGGTCATGAATTCCCCGCGCAGGTTCTCGGTGATGCCGCGCACCACGTCGGCGCATTTGTTACGCACATTGGTGGTGTCCGCATTGAGCTGGAAATTTACCGTGCTCGGGTTAAGCTTGAAGACCTCGAACAGGTCATGAAGCACACTGCCATCGGCATCGAGGATGACGCCTTTCAAGGCACCCATGCGCAGGTGCTCCAAGGTGATGGCGTGTTTGTTGCGCATCGATTCCAGATGCTGGGCCAGCACCTGCGCCACGGTGTCCATCTCGGTCTCAGAGCCGAAGGCGCGCACGCCCTGCACTTCTTCCGGCAGGACCACGTCTTCCAACGGAATGTGCGGAATCACGAAGGAATGCAGTTGGCGCTTGTCGTGCTTGTTTTGCGTGGCGGCACTGCCCACCGGCAGGCTGGGCAGCAGATTCAGCGTGCCATTGCGCGACTCGATCACCACCGAGCGGGTGCGCACAGGTTTGGCGGGAAACAGATTGAGTGCTTCCAACCGACCGTAGCGGTTGGGAATGAGGTTGATGGCCGCCGTGAGGCTGGCCATCGAGAACCCGGGATTCTGGAAAGGGTTTTGCATAAGAGCGCTCCAATAAAAGGAACGGCCCGCGGAATGACCGGCGGGCCGAGGGGATGTCGGAAAGGAATCTGTGAGGTAGCTGGGGGTCAGACAGCGTCGCGGACCAGAATGCCCAGATCATGCAATTGCGCGATGGCGGCAGCCTGCTGTTCGGCGGTAACGGTTTCTGGCCAGATCAGGGCATCGCGCAAGACGATGGCGTGACGGACCACCACCAAGGCATCCGGATTGTCGGCAGTAGTGGCATCGCAGTCGTTGAGAAGGACGCCTGATGCCTGGTTGAGTGAGCCGGTGTCGACCGGATCCAGCGGGGCAATCTTGCCGGTGACGCTATCGGTGGCGATGACTGTGCCCAGGACCAGGTTGTGCCCAGCGGCGAGCGTCACGCGCTCGCGGGAATAGCGGCTCTCGGCTTCGAAGCGCAGCAGATCGGCGAGGTCATTCGGTTGGGTAATGACAGACATGGGGGATTTCCTTTCTTAGGCGGTGCCAGTGAGTTTCTTGACGGCAGCGACGATGGGCGAGGTTTCGGGCTGATTGGGGATGGCCGTGCCGGCGTCGGCGGTGATGTTCGAGCGGATCTCCGTCGCTTCGGACTGGGCCGCCCGTGCATCGATCAGCACGCGGCGTACATCTGCCTCGGTCTTGCCGGCCGCGATGAACTCAGCCGCACGGTCCGGACATCCGGCCAGCATGCAAACTTCAGCGATGGCCTGCGCGGTCTGGGTCACTTCGCGGCGAGCTTCAGCGACCAGGACCGCCGCCTCATCAACGCCGATGGTTTCAGAGAGATTTTTGTCGTGGGTGTCTTGTGGGTCAGACATGGTTAACTCCTTATGAGGAAGTGCCGTCTCAGCACGGATGGCGCCACGCACCTGAGACGGCGAATGGTTACGGGCGTTGATGAATTGGTGGAACTCGGCAAGCGTCGCCTCCAGCGTTTGCACGCCATCGGCCAGGCCTTGGGTCACGGCATTGCCGCCAAAGTACAGACCGGCTTCGGTGGCGCGCACAGCATCGATGTCCAGGCCACGCATGGCGGCGACGTGTTCGGTGAAGATGGCGTAGAGCCGATCCACTTCGCCCTGCAACTCCGACTTGGCGGCATCCGACAGTGGCTCATGCGGGGAGTAGTCGTTCTTGTGCGCCCCAGCAGTGAT